GCCTTTGGAATAAAGGGAAAGCCGGACTTCCGGCTGGGTGAATTGCGGCGTGTTGTCCGCGTGCTCCGGGAAAATCTCCGTCATGGGCAGGAGCACCAGGAACACGTCCGGCGGTTTCTTCTGAAAACTGCCTGTCTGGACGGGGATTGTGAGCTGCTGGGCAATCTGTTTCAGTTCAGCGAGAATTGACAGCTCTGTCAAAGCCCGTCCACCTCCTGGTTGAAAGCGTCGACCATTGCCTGGGTTGCGGGCGCTTTGACGGCGCTTTTGGTTGCACTGATAAATGAGCATGCGGGCTGGTTCGACCGGCCGTGCTCCAGAATGGAGGCGATCATGGCATTGCGCTTGCCGTCCTGTCGGGGCTCATTGAAGCCGATCTTGATATCCACGGAGCCGTCGTCGGCAGCTTTGACGGGGCTGACGCCCAGCGCGCCGACCAGTTGGCCGGTCGACTTGCTTTTCCGCTTAGTGCTTCTGCCGATCGCACCGGCAAGCTTCGTTTGGAATACAGGCTTGACGACATCCGCTCCCGCTTGGAGGGTTTTCTCCAGCACCGCGTCGGTTCTGGTTTCCAGTCTGGCAAGCTTCTTCACGATGTCGTCCGGGAATTCAACTGTCACTTTCGCCATACCGATCACCCCTCTGAAGCCGTCACGAGTTGCGCCGTCACGACCAGGTACATTCCGTGCCCGGATATCTCGTCTACCGCCGTGATGTTGTACCGGCCCGCCGCGTCGGTAATGAACTGGGAGGGCTCCACGCGAAGCCCGGGGATACACCGGAAGCGGAACACGGCGGTTTGGGTAACAAACGTCGCACCGTCCTTGGAAGCTTCGTTCATCCCGGTGTAGCTCTTTTCGGCACGGACGCTGGCCAGAACGACGTCCTGATCGGATGAAAACGCCTCATCGTCTGTGGTTCCGCGCCGCTCAATGATATCGATGAAATCGTTCATCTGAGCACTCATATCTTCCACTCCTTATCGAGCCGAAGCAGGGTATCCACGCATTCCAGCGTCTGTTTAGCCGCCGTGGTAGTGGGGGTAAAGAACCCCCCGGCGCCGCCGTCCTTGGACTCGTAGTAGAAACTGGCCAGCAGGATCACTGCCTGCAGCGTGGTCGGGCTCATCCGGTGCGTGCTGTAATACGCATTGTCCTTGTGTTGGAACTTCCCGGCGTAGTCCATGGCGGCGTTCAGATGCAGAGTGAGGATCGCGTCGTCCTGATCATGCCCGATCACCAGGTTCGCCTTTAGCTTCGCCAATCGCGCCTGCCTGCGTTCTTCCACCGTCATGGACACTCGCCTCCCGGTTACGCCACGATCACGGCGACAATGTTGGAGGTGACCGGAACTACCGATTCCGTCGCACCGCCCGCGGCATCCGACAATACGCAGTAGTAATAGACCGTGCCAGCGGCGGTTGTCACCGGCGCATAAGCCGCGGCTGTACCGCCGGTAGCAATCTTGGTAGCACCGACGGTGGAGTTGGCGGTGTTGGAGTACCATTGGTAAGCCACGGCACGTCCGTCCGAGCTGAAACCCGCGACGGCCTGTTCGACGGTATCATTGACCGCAGCACTCTGCTCCTCCGGCTGGGTGGTGATCGTGATCGTCGGCGCGACGGTGTCCATCAGCCCTTGCGCGCGCATCAGGATCAGCAGCGCGTTGAAGTCCTTAACGACGTTGGCGGCGGTCGACTGCGTGGAGTTGGCCAGATACGGAATGGTCACAGCTTCCGTTTCCTCAGCCGCGCCGCTGTTATCGGTAAGCTTGCCGCCCGGCGCAATGACCAGCTCGCCGCCTATCACGGTTCGCTCTCCGCCCTGTTCGGTGTAATTCTTGGTGTTGTATTCGCTCATGAGAAGCCCTCCGATCGAAATAGAAAGGTATGCTGGGGCAGACGAAAAAATCGCCTGACCCAGCAAGGATAACAGGACAAGCTTTACGCGCCCATCCGCAGAAGCTGGATGCCCTCAGCGAGAATGACTTTACCGTCCACGCGCTGGGTGCAGATAAAGCCGACCTGTCCGTTGGTGCTGTAGAGTTCGTTGAGCCGCTGCACCGTTCTGCCCAGGCGGTCGCAGATCCAGTAATTGCTGAAATCACCGAAGGCAATGGGAAGAGCGCTCGCCGCTACATCCGGTACGTAGGGGCTGGTGTAAATCGGATAGCCCAACAGCCTGTCCGGTTGACCCGCCTGCACGGAGGGCTGCCAAAGGTACGCGCCGTTCGCGTCCTTGAGTTTGCGGAGCGCGGAAATGGTGCCGTCCTTCATGAGGAACTTGGCGTTCCGGCGGTACGGCGCAGTGAGCGCGTACGTCAGGTCGATGAGGTTATCCACCGTAACGGACGCGCCCGCCGTAACGCCAACATGGCCGCCATTCGCGGTAAAGATGCCCGTGGGCTGGCCCGTACCATTGCCGACGCAGAACGCCTGCTCCTCGGCGATGCCAAAGGCTCTGGCAAACTCACCCGCGATATAGGTTTCCAGATCGAACATGGCGTCCTGCAGAAGTTCCGTGGATACTTTCACCAGGTCGGTCAGCTTGTAGGCGTCCACCGTAATCTGCCCGAAGGTCGGATTACTTTCGGTGTATGCGCCGTTTTCCAGCGTCCATTGCGCCACGGAGTGAGTGGACGCTAGCGGGATCTTGCGTTCCGCGGAAGTGGTAATCACCTTGGCGATGGAGCGTACGACGTTGCTTTCCTCAAGCCCGGCGACGATCTGGCTCTCGAACTCGGTCGGTACGAGGTAACCGCCGTCGGCATCCGTGCCTTCTTTCATGACGTTGTGAATCGGCGGCTTACCGCGAAGAACATTGTGGAAGTCGGCGCGGTACTCATCGGAAGCCCTGCCGGTCTTGGGCTGATCAGGCTGGATAGGCTTGCCGGTAATCGGTGCGGACGTAGCTTTGCCCATTTCGAGGTCGAACGCCTGTTGGCGCTCCAGGCGCTCAATTTCCTTGCCGAGGCTGACCATTTCGGCTTCCATGCGGTCATATTCGGCGGCGGATTCAGGCGGCACCAGACCATCGGCGCCGCGCTTGGAATCCAGAAATGCCTTGGCCGTGTTCCAGATTTTATTGCGCTTTTCGCGCAGTTCAAGAATCGTAGACATGTCTTTTTCCTCCTCCAATTAGTGGATAATCAGGTTCAGCCGCTGCTCGAGGGTCGACGCGGCCACGCCTTGCGGCGTTTCGAGTTGCTTGGATTTCCCCTTGGGACGCAGTTTGTCCAGCAGGGAGTTGGTCACCGCTCTGCGGCTGAACGCGAACGTAGCCTCGCCAGCGGGCATCTGACGTTTCTCGTCCTGCAAAATGCCGTCAGCGAACCCGAGTTCAATCGCCTTGTTGGCGTTCATCCACGTTTCCGCGTCCATCCAGTGGCTGATTTTCGCCCTGCCCTGGCTCGATTTGATCTGGTAAGCGTTGATGATTGACTCCTTCACTTCGGCCAGCATCTCGATCGCCTTTTGCATCTCCTCGCTGTCGCCGATCGCGATGGTCAACGGGTTGTGGATCATCATTAAGGCGGTAGGCGCAATCAATACCGAAGTTCCGGCCATGGCGATCACGCTGGCCGCCGAAGCCGCAATGCCATCGATCTTGACGGTGACGTTGCCCCTGTAGTCCATCAGCATGGCGTAGATTTGGCTTGCCGCCACGCAATCGCCGCCCGGCGAATTGAGCCAAACGGTGATGTCACCCTCTCCGGAAAAGAGTTCGTCGCGGAAAAGACGGGGTGTGATCTCATCGCCCCACCAAGTCTCTTCAGAAATCTCCCCGTCGAAGTAAAGGACGCGCTCGTCGGAATTGCGCGCCCAATCCCAGAATCTCTTGTTTTTCACGTTGTGTCCTCCGTTTCCTTAGATTTGTAAGCTGCGCCAACATCGGCGAGTTTGACCATGTTGCCGTTGAGGACGTGCGCGTTCCCGCCTTCCGCCTCAGTTAGCAGGTTCATGTCCTCCAGCGCCCGCACGTCGTTGACGGAGTAAAAGCCGTTTTGGATGCCGACGCTGTAGCCTTGCATTCGGCTTTGGTAATCGCCGCGCAAAAGCCCGTCGAGGTTGAAGCGGATGGAGAACGCTGTCTTTTCGCCCGGCAGCAGAAGGGCTTGCGTCAGCGACTGTTCCCACCGGATCACCCACGGGCCGAGGGTGTATTTGACAAATTCCAGCGACTGCTGCTCGATGTTTGAGAAGCTGCTCTTTTCAAGGTCACCCACCATGTGCGGAGGTACCCTGAAAATCCGGGCGATCTCGTTGATCTGAAACTTGCGGGTCTCCAGGAACTGCGCTTCTTCCGGCGGAATGGACATCTGGTGGAATTTGAGGCCGTCTTCCAGCACAGCGACCTTATGCGCGTTTGCGCCCCCGAACTGGGACTGCCAGCTTTCCCGCAAGCGCTCAACCTGATCCGGCTTGATCACG